CCTCTCCCTACAAGCAGGGTGTTGCGGAGGCTCTGTTCATGAATCCCGCTTCCGGTGTGCAGCAGCTCATCAACGTGCAGTTCGACAAGCTCGCAAGCAACTTCGGAGTGGTTCGATCCAGTGGAGCTTCAGCCCGGGGGGAAGTCACCTTCTATCTGAAATCTCTCCCGACTGTTTCTATAAGCATCCCCCTCGGCACCAGGGTCATGGGCGCATCCGTCGTGTTCAGGACCGTGTCTGCGGTTTCCATTCCAGCAGACAACGCCGCCAGCTACTACAACCCCTCGAAGGGTGAGTATTCCGTAACCGTAGGGATCCGAGCTGCCACTCCAGGGGCGGGGGGGAATCAGGGATCTGGAAGGATCGGCAGGTCTGACATGTCTGGGGTCAATGTCCGGAACGATGAGGCCACATTCGGCGGGAAGGATTCGGAGAGCAATCAGGAGCTCGCCATCCGCGCCCACAGGCGACTGGCTTCCGTGGATACCGGAACCTACAGAGGGGTGTTCCAGAGCGCCGCCATGGTCCCTGGTGTGGATCAGATCAAGGTGGTGGCATCCGGCGACCCCCTGATGCAGAGGGATATGGATGAGGGAGGTGTACACCGGGGAGGCAAGGTTGATGTGTGGGTGCGGGGTGCCTCCGAGGCACAGGTCACCGATACGTTCTCGTTTACCTTCGAGATTGCCAGGGACATTCAGTTTGAGCTCACCTCCACACCGGACATGTTCGAGTTCGTAGCATTGGACGACGATCTGACGCCCTCCAACCCGATCATCGAGGTTCTCAACAAGGAGACCCCGAAGTTCGGCATCCGGAATGCCAGCACGGGGGAATACTTCGATCTGACAGATGCCAAGATCACTGGATACAACACCATCCGCCTCTCCTCGAAGGTGGATCAACCTGACCTCGACTTCGGGGATGTCGTCCTCGGGGACTACAGGTACAGGACGGGTACGCAGTACACCCTCGAGCGGCAGCCCGTGACCTCCGTGGCGGGAATCAAAGGCACCGTTGCTGGCACACTTGATGCGAAGGTGTGGACGCTCGTCCGTCCGAGTTCCCCCCTGACATATGGTCGCTCCAGTTCAGCGGGGGCCTATATCCAGGTGTCGGAGCCCCTCGACGTCGACGCGACCCTGGTCGTCCCCTCTGGGGATCTCATCACCGTGACGGATGAGTCCCACGTGATGATCGGCGAGTACGCGGAGTATATCGCCAACCTCGGGGCCATCGGTCTGACCCTCACTGTCAAATCAAGCGATGGTGAAGTCGAATACAGGGGACCCTATGACCCTTCTGTGGATTCCGACTACACCATCATCGAAGGGGATCAGACATCCGCTCTCGGCATCCAGCGCATCGAGGGGGGCAGGATCTCCGATGGGGACACCGTCCTCATTTCGTATCAGCACGACGAGAACTTCACCGTGGAGTACACCACGAACCTCGCCGTGTCCGTGACGCAGACCGACATCGACGAGAACAAGCATCTGTCAGCGGATCTCTTGGCCAAGGAGGCCGTTCCGGTCGCTGTGGACATCACAGGCACCGTGGTGGTGAACCGGGGGGCATCAGCCTCGGAGGCGGATGCCTCCATCAGGACCATGCTGACGAACCTGTTCGGGGGGCTCGGAATCGGAGACCCCATCCGACATTCCGATGTTGTACAGGCCATAGATGCTTCCTCGTCCGTGTCCTATGTCATCCTCCCCCTCACCAAGATGGCCCTCTCTGACGCGTCTCAGGTTGTTCGGGAGATCCTCCCCTCCGACCAGTTCTCCGACCAGACCCCCATTGATGCATGGTCCACAAATCAGGCACAGGTCTACCTCCTGAAGGCGCCCCTTGCACATGCCACCACCGACGGGGGAGGGGTCGAGTCCGGCAACTACACGGGTGTGTGGTCGGATGATGCTCCCGTGGAGCTCTCTCAGGGATCTCCACATCTTCTGGGATCCACCCCGGGCCAGGCGTGGATCATCGGATCTGCTGGCTTCGTGATCCCCGGGTTGAGTGACGACGATACCATCCGTTCGGAGGGTTACTCCACTGATGCCGAGATCCAGAGGCAACGGGAGGAGATCACAGCCAATCGGGTGCTGGTTTCCCTCTCCGTCGGAGAGTCCGCATCGGGCAGGGCATGGTCGGTTACCTACACCTCATACGGGGACCAGGGTGCCTTGGATCTGGAAATCGGCCCCTCGAGCTTCTTCGAGGGCGGCACCTGGATCTTCACCTATGACGAGGATCGTTCATCGACCAGGTTCTTCGGATCCACGGCGCAGGGTTATTGATGAGCAAGTATTACGATGACGATGGGACCATCCTCCCAGAGGGCGAGAGGCTTCTCTCTGAAATACAGAACCCCGCCCCGCTGACACCCCTTTCCGATTCAGCATCCCATCGGCGGGATCAGATTGCCGACCTCATCGTGGAGCGTTTCAGGGAGTCCCTCCCCTCCAACTATGTTGCACGGACTGGAGGACCCTTCTACATCAGGTTGTTCAGGGCACTTGCCCTCCAGCTCGCCGACTTTCAGATCATCGCAGAGCTCTCTACGGACGATGCATCCTGGAGTCTCACGCGCCCCGACTTCATCTATCAGATGTTTGGGTGGTCGGTGTTCCCTCGGGCAGGGCAGGACGGAAAGCCGGCGCCGCAGGTGGGCAGTGATGTGGATCTGCGGGACTTCCTTCGGCGGATGATCCTGATCCTCCTGGAGGGGGCGAAGAAGGATTCCATCGAGAGGGGGGCTGGCCTGCTCTCCGAGCTCGGCGTGGACATCGTTGAAAAGGCAGAGCATCTCTCCAAGGAGACCTCGGCGTGGGGTCTGGCGAACCAGTATGAGTTCGAGGTGAACATGGTTGCTCTCAAGGATGCAGCCGCCTCGGAGGTTGGGGGTCACTGGCACCGCATACGTGTCGATGGGAGCGGGTCGGGAAGGACTCACGGCACATACTCGGAAGACGGTTCGGAGACGCCGCACTACCACCTTGTTGAGGACTGGGTCGTCCAACCGTACCGGGACGGCCAACAGGTCGAGCACGGACATGCCGCCCGCCAGGGATTCCCCTCGGACCCCTTCACATTGAAGGGGAACGTGGATCTGATCCTGGCCGCTCTGAAGCCAGCTCACACGGTCTACTCATACAGGCACCTGTTTGTGGAGATGTTTGAGGGGGTTTTCGCTGACGAGAGTCTCGTGGAGATGGCCCCCTACTACTACCAAGACCTCCGGAGAAACTGGAGGGGTGCCCGTTCCATCACCGGGCTCGGAAACACCTCTGAAGGGGATAGGGGGATTCTTGTGGACCCCCTTCGGGACTTTCTGGAGGTCCCCTATGCCGCACCCCTCGAGATCAAGGACGGTCTCAATGCCGGGAGGTACACGGTCCGGGGAGTCTATGGGTTGGTGTCCGATTCGGATCCAGTCGCCCGGACATACACGACCTCCCCCTCGGGAATCTCAGGGTCGGCGGTCGTGGTGGATGGGGAGATTATGGATCCCGCGGTAGACCTCTCTGCCGTGTCCGCCAACGAGTACATCACCTTTCACGAGGGCCCCAATAAGGGATCCTACAGGGTCGCCGCCGTTCTCGGCACTGGGGGTGGACCTCCCGGTGCAGCCCCAGGACCCGCATCTAGAATCCGCGTTGCCAAATCCAGACTCCGCCTATTTCCGAGGATGGCCCACATCGTCGAAGGCCAAGCATACGAGGTCGAGATGGACAGACTAGGTATGGCGGAGCCCGTGCAGGCGCAGGAGGACGTATCCAATCAGTTTCTCATCTGATCCACGGTCGCCCGTCTATCGGCACGGAGGTTGTGAGGATCGGTGAAGCGAAGGAGCCCATGACATGGCAGCCATTATCAAGACATATCTAAATGGGGACCCCACCACCCTCGTGGAGGGGGCCAGCAGAGATGACCTCCGTCCTGGGGACGTGGTCACATGCGAGGCGAGCGCAGCTCCCGGTGGTGAATACCGCTGGACGCTGGCCTTCGCACCCATGGACGAGGCCGGTGCGGTCAAGTCGGCCGCCACCGTTGACGGCCAGGAAACATCTCCGCAGTGCTCGTTCACCGTTGATCACGAGGGGGCCTACCTTGTACGCCTCATCATTGATCCCGGGACTGCTACCGAGTCCGCGCAGTTCGTCCGCCTCCGGTTCCTCACCCGGTTCGGATCCCTCAAACTTGTGGCCGCTGGAGAGCGCCGCGACGGTTCGGGGATCGTTCCCGTTGATGCCACGACGGAGGGGTGGGCCAACGATCAGAACTACAACCTCCAGGAGCTCCTCCACCACATCTCCAGGACAGCCATCAGCTCGCGCACCGTCTATGTCGATGCCAACCGTGGCAACGACCCCACGAACGGTCAGAACACTGTAGAGGCGGAGGGGTACGCAGACTTCTGGAAGATCCAGGACGCCATCGATCACTGTGTAGCGGGCGGCCACTGCGGAGTCCCTGCCAGCCCAGAGCATCCGTGGTTCATCGTTGTGCGGCCCGGGCTCTACCGGGAGTCCCTCACGATCCATTCCGGGGTGATCCTCTGGGGTGATCCCTCTGGAACCGTCAACTCCGAGGTCATCGTACGCACTGAAGACACCGATGCACAGCTTCCGGGTGTCCACCATGTTGAACTCCCCAATGCGGGTGACATGGCACAGGTGTTCGGGATCCACTTCGTCAACTTCGACACCGCTGACACCGAGGGTGTCCTCCGGGTTTCAGGGGTCGCAGATGCGAGCTTCATATTGGCGGGGTCATGGGTGGAGCAGAGGGGCAACTCGGCTACGCAGGGCCCCTGCGTGGGATCCCTTCAGCCCCGTCTGAAGATCCTCGAGAGTAAGCTCGAGAGTAGTGCTCTCACCAACAGCGACCGTTTCGCTGTGACCCTCTCCGGCGCAGACGCTTCTATCGTGGATTCGGAGATCCAGGGCGCAAGCGGCATCAGCGCAGACGCCTCGAGCTCCATACAAGTTCGGAAATCCCGCATCCGGGTCGAGCATCCGGATGCTTCGGCGGCGGGTATCCGCACCTGGGGTCGGACGGGCGTTCTGGGCACTGTGATCGATGTGGGGGCTTCAGACGGATGGGCCGTTGATGTCAATCCCACAGGCACCGCCGGGAACCGCATCGTGGTTTCCCACTCAAGTCTTGTGTCCTTGAGTGAGTCCACCAAGGGCGGACTCCGCTACAACACCACAGGCGTTGCAGATCCAGGCGTGCACCTCGCCTCGGTTGACTTGCCTCGCCTGGTCTTCGATCCGCCCGAGTTCGTGGACGACGCCAGGGTGACCCACGGAACCACCGGTGAGAGTCTCTTCTACAAGACTGACAAGGAGGTCCACACGAGCTCCCTGTCCACGGGGAACCTCCCTGCCGACAGTGTGCAGCAGGCCCTCGACAAGCTCCTACGTGTGGCCATCCAGGTTGCCACCCTCGACGATGCCTACGACGGCCTCCTCGACCATTCTACTGATCCGCCCACGCGCGGATCAGGGCACGGGCATCAGATTGTCGCCGATGCTACGGATGCTCTCGGCCGGGGCATCCCAGTCAGTATCGTGGACAAGACATCCCCAGACGACTTCGCAGGGGCCGCCAACTCCAAGGGGCGCCTCCAGGTTGTGTCCAACGTGGAGGTCGGAGCCATTGACGCTCCAGAGATCGACCTCGACCCCAACCCGTTCGGCGCAGGCCCGAGGGTTTCGTTCGGTAAGACCGTCTGGCCGGGAGGCTCACATAAGGCAGCCGCCGTCGTGCAGGCATCCTCCGATAAGGTTCTCGGGCGCTACTATCACCTCCGCCTCCAGACTCAAGCGAGCAACCTGGCTGGCCCCGGCTACATCGGATCAGTCGTCGTCCAGGGCGGGGACTCATTCGGCCCCGCCGACGGCGGCGCAGTCCACATCCAGTCGGGCTCGTCGGATGGCGGGACCCCAGGATCCGTCTTCATCGCCTCCGGAGAGAGCTCCCTGGTCGTGGCAGGATCTGGATCCACCGGAGCTGTCCTCACGGCGGCGAATGCTTGCGCCGACCCCGTGGGCCTTCAAGAAGATCTCTTCCTGTCCACACCCGCTGGTTCCTTCAAGGTCTCCGTCAATCCGGGATTGACCCCCGCACAGGTGGCCAGTGCCATCAACCTCGCCTCGGCAGGATCGGTCACGGCCGTAGTCACCGGAGGAGGTGAGCTCGAGCTCACTACCAACGCCACGGGACCCCTTGCGGATGTTCTACTTGTCACGGCATCTGCCCAACTCAACACGGCCCTCGGAGATCTGACCGCTGCTGCCGTCACTTATGTAGACGGCGCATATGGTGACACGTTCACCGTGCGGACCACGGACGACAACGAGCTCACGCTCGGGATCGGCGGAGCTGTCGGCCCAATGGTCTACAACGCCGACACCGGCAAACTCACCGTCCCCGGCCTCATCGACCCCTGGGGACTCATCTTCGCCGAGGTGGATCACACGCTCGTTGACGATGCGGGGATTCACCCGACCCAAGGTGAGGGTGCTGTGTTCGTCTCTAACGGCGCAGGCGGTCTCATCGACAACCACCCCCACTACCGGGGGGAGGACGACGGCGCAGGCGTGGAGCAGGATCCGCTGGCCTTCGTGCTCTCGGACGGAACCGGTAATGCCACCGAGGTGGCCTTCTGGTCTGCCGACGGCGTACTCGCCGGCGACGAGAACCTCAGGTGGGATGCGGTCAATGGACGGCTGGGTGTTGGAACCGACGCCCCCGCCACTCCGCTTCATGTTGTGGGCAACGTGGCTGCCGAATCCGGCACGGGAACCCTGAACCTTGATGTGGACGGAGCCTACGCTGGGAACATGGGCCTCTGGGCAGACGGATCACACCTTGTGGTCGGAAGCCAGACGAACAACGATTTCTTCGTGTTCCTCAACGGGCTGGAGACTCTCCAACTCACAAGGGGTGCGAGCTGGACGAAGTACACCTCTCACGGCGGCGGTGGGACGCATTTCTTCTCGGGGAATGTCGGGATCGGGGTCGATTCGGCCACGGAGCCCCTCCATGTAGTCGGTAATGGCCTGTTCACAGGTAACGTGACCGTGAACGGCGACTTGGTGGTCCAGGGTGACCAAACGACCATGAACACCTCCACGGTGCTGGTCGAGGATAAGAACATCGAGATCGGAGTCATTGACGGGGGCGGTGAAACTGACGTTTCTGCCGACGGCGGCGGCATCACCCTCAAGGGCGATACGGACAAGACCATCACCTGGGACCTGGCGACCGGGGCCTGGCATTTCAACCAGGGCATCAACATCCAGAGCTCCGCGGATCAACTGCGGATCGGGTCCAGCCTGACGGAGTATGCCACCCTCGGGGTGGACGGTGCCACAGGGCTCGCCGTTGAGAGTGTGGGTGGGCCAATCTTGGTTACTTCGGCGGGGAATCTCACGCTGGATTCTGCTGCAAGCCTGAACCTGAACACGCAGAGCAACGACGCCACACACGCCATCAACCTCGGAACGGAAAACAAGCCGGGGCCAGTCAACATCGCCACGAACGGGACGAGGGACTTGAACCTCGGGACCACGACGACCACCACGACCGTCCAGGGTGATCCCATCACCCTCGACTCGGCGGGTCGAATCTCGTTGAATGCGGCGGGGTACATCGCCGTCACAAGCTCGGCGGCCCTACACCTGGAGACAAACAGCCACACGCATGACATCAACCTTGGGGCAGAGAACAAGAACAGTCCGATCAACATCGGCACGGGCGGTACACGCGCCATCACGATGTCGAGTGCCAACTCAGAGGTGATCATCAACGGACCCGCTTCGGGATCCGGCAAGGCCCTCACCGTCAACGGCGATGTGAAGATCACGGGGGTCCTGGACCCCACCGCGGTCGTCATCACGCACCAGGCAGCCGGCCCCATGCTGGCCGTCGGAGAGTCCTCCCTCTGGGTGGATGATTCCGGTGCGGTCAAGTTCTACAAGCGACTGGTCGAGGGGGATGCCACAACGGGCACCGCCGACGGCCTGGCCCTCTCGTCGGAGCTCACGACGCTCCAATCCACCGTGTCCGCCATGACGGACACGCTTCCTCCCGTGACAGGGGGCGACAACGGAAGCACTCTGCTCGTCGTCGGTGGTGCCTGGTCGGTCGGTTCCGCTTCTGGGCTCGTCGATGGTGTTGCATCTGGGGATCTTCTTTCATGGGACGGCGCAGCCTGGATCGCCTCGAGTCTGACGACTGACGGTGTCCTCGGCGCTCTTGCTGTCCTACCGGGGATCGCGGAGGGCAACATCCTCAAGGTCGTGGATGATGGAGCAGGGAACCTCTCCTGGGCAGCAGGGGCCGATGAGGAGGGTTCCGAAGACGGCCACGTGCATGCCCAATACGCAACAGGCGCAGAGCTCGCGTCCCACACTCACGACTACATCGCGACCTCCCATGTCGTAAACGCCATCGTCGCCACAGACATCTCCAACTGGACCACGGCGCACGGATGGGGAGACCACGCTGGTCTGTATTCCGCAGCAGCACACAACCATGACTCGGCATATGCAGCAGCAGCACACAACCATGACTCGGCATATGCCGCAGCAGCTCATGCCCACGGCGTAGACGACCTCTCGGATGCCAGGGTGGATACCCCTGCCTATCTGGAGATCACTGAGCTCACAGCTTCTAACGCTGATGGGATCCTTATCCTTCGTGTCGGCAAGGTCGGAGCCGCGGGTGACGGAGACGAGGTCCAGCTCCATCAACTCGCCAATAATGCCGACCCTCTCTTCATTGAGGCAAACGGTGAGCATCTCGGCATTGAGTACCCCGCAGGTGCGGCGACCCTCCAAGAGATCATCGACGGTATCAATGCTGTTGCGGGGTGGGCGGCTCTCCCGCTTCCCGGATCCGAGGTGGATACATCGAATAATGTCGTGCGGCATCCTTCGGGACCCACTGAGACTGATCTCCCTGTCGGCAACGGTGGCGGAGCTGCTCCTGGAGCCTCTCTACATCATGTGGCTGGGGAGTGGGTTCCTCTCGCACCTTCCAGCTACGCCCTCGCCAGTCACGATCACGACTACCTCGAGTGGGGTGCCTCTGGACTGACGATGGAGGGGCACATCCTCCCCGACACGAATGCTGTCTACGACATCGGGTCTGCCGAGTTCAAGATCAGGCACCTGTTCCTCTCGGACAACTCGCTCTGGATTGGCGACTCGCACAAGACGGGCACCAAGAAGGGTGGTCGAGTAGGGGTGAAGAAGCGCAAGGGAGCGGGCCAGGCCGCCGACTGGATCCCATCCAAGCTCGATATGCGCCTGCACCAGTTTCTCTCGCTTCCGGGGTGCCCCCTTGTGAGTCCCACGCAGTTGTCCGGGGCACAAGCAGGCAACGCGACGCCGAACTTTCCAGATGGATCGACTCTGGAGTCATGGGGTGCCGGAGTCGGTGTCAATGACTACACGGCCATCAGCCCCGAAGCACAACTTCAGTGGAGGGGTTTCCTTCTCGGGGCGTGGTGTGCCCAAGCGGCGGGGTATGTCCCCTCGATGGGGTCAACCGATGTAAACGACAGGTCGACATGGACCCTTGGTGATTGGCATTGGACCTTGCTCATGTCGTCCATCTTGGGCTTCGCTTCCGCTTATGTGAGTGGTTGGAACTATGACCACGATGCCGGTGCCCTCACCGATACAGCCACTACGGACGTGGCCCAGGTCGTGCATCTCTTTTCGGCAGCAAGCACCATGGCAGACGACGGCCTCGGCGGCAGCGCCCCTAATGATCGGAACGTGATGCTCCGGGGCGTGGGCGACATCTTCGACGAGGATGCGGACTTCGAGGGCGATCCCGACATCATCGAGGTGCGGCAGTACCTTCCTATTGGGGCCGGCGCCACCACCACCACCGTGGTGGCTCCAGGTGATTGCTACGTGGGGATCGAAACAGAGAGTGCTGCTGCCAGTCTCGGCCTCGACGCAGGGGTCAGCGGTTTTTTCTCGTGTTACCTCCCCGACACCGAAGCAGAAGGGGCCGTCCAGGGTCGGAGGGTCATCATCAGCAACGAGTCTGATCCAACATCGGGTGACACCGAGCACTTTCCCATCACAATCTCCGTGCGGAATGGTGCTGGGGCCCTCACTGGCAAAGTCAGCGGGATGGACTCCTGGGATATTCCGATGATGACCGCCATGACGCTTGTCTGCGTGGGCGGCGAAGGGGCCGCCTGCAAGTGGTTCATAACAGGTCGCTCATAGGAGGGGCTCTAGATGTCCAGTAGCGATCCCAACATTCCATTCGGATTCGGGCCCTTCGACGAGAACGGAGTGCCTGTCTGCCCACCGAGCCCAGCGGGGCGGGGTTATGGTGGCACGACCGACCCAGATGCAGGGGCCCTATACGGATTCAGTCCCTACGGCAGCGGCCAGCACCCGAGGCCCCCGTTCCCGCCCTACGAGGGCTACGGTGCCCTGCCATACGGTACATCGCCATACGGTGCTGGTGACGGAGAGGGTCCATGGATTACCTCCGCCATCCCCACCGACGGCCAACATCTCCTGGTGACCTTCAACGAGCTCGTAACCCTCGACTCTGTGTTCGGATCCCTCGACCACTGGGCGATCACTCCAGTGTATGGCTGCACACCAACGGTGGAGGCGGTGTCCGCCACGGCAGCGAATGACCTGACGGATCTCACCCCAGAAGGTGTCATCCAGGTTCTTGTCCAGCACTCGGGGACGACGCTTGGAGGCCGCTACACCGTCAAGGTGGATCCTCTTGAGGACACTTTGGGCAACGTAGCAGTGGACGGCATGAACTCCGAGGGGTTCCTCGCCCTGGGCGTCGGGAACACCATCGAGAGTGTCGAGGTGGATTCGGGCGGTTCATACATTGTTGCGAGCTTCTCCCGTCCCCTGGGATCCGGAGCTGAGGATCCCTCCTCCTATGAGGTGTCCGGAACCTACCCTATCGAACCCTCGGTGACCTCCGCACAACTGGACGGCAGCGATACTTCCAGGGTCAAGCTCGGCATCCTTGGCATGACCTCCGTGGAGTACGGCCTTTTGGCGGGACCCGCCAAGGCCTTCAGGTATGATCCCCTGGCCGGCCTTCCGTCTGGCGCTGTCGAGCTGGGGACTGGGGAGGCATACGTCATTGGGCCCAATCCGTCGGGCCCCTCACCGGCAGCTCTGATTCTGACGAAGGAGGCGGGGTCCCCGTACGGGTGGCATTTCCCCGACTCCACGGGATCCAGGATGGTTGCTGGATGCACGTTTCAGGCTGATGTGTCGTTCGATGCCTCATCGGCCTCCTTCGTACCATCCGTCCAGTCGTCTGCGATGGCAATCCATGTGTGCGATGGAGCGGTCCAGGCGAGTCTGTTGCTCTCGGGTGGGGTTGTATCGAAGACGATCACACTCTCGAGTGGGAGTTTGTCCGTATCGGCGGCCGCGGCCTGGGATCTCGGACCTGTCAATCTCACGATTCTCCGCAACGCAACCTCGGGGCACTGGGCCGTCCTTCTGAACGGTGCCCCCCTCATCTGCGTTCCCGTGGTCGGGGTGGGTTCCCCAGATGCGGCCCCCGTCATGTCCCCCGGCGTCCAGCTCGTCCTGGCGGCAGAATACATCGTCCGCAATCTTCCGATTCATGGGGTGTCCCTCACCGCATCCTCGACGATCTACGGGGAGGACCTGAACTTTGTTCACGAGACACCAGCTCCGTTCACTGGCTCCGCTGGGATGGCCCTGGACGCGCTGTGGACGAGCAGGGGTCCCATCACAAAAGGGTGGGGTGACGGACGACCAGGCGCCCCGGAGGATGTATCCGTTTCGGTGAACGGGGTTGAAGTCGCTGTCGGATCCGTCAACCCCTTCCTCGGAAGGGTGACCACCGAGATCCCCGTCCCCCGTATGCCTGCGGGATCTATCAATGTTCAGATCGACTACTCGTGGATCGCAACCCCCCGCATGTCCATGGGCGGTCTGAACACCCCCGGATCCACGCTCAACAAGTGGGATCATTCGGGGCACCGGACGGCGAGCTCCAGCGGATCCTGGGAGGGAGGGGGTCCCGATGAGGGCACCCGCTTCCCGATGGCCTTGGCACTCGTCCGCCCAGCTCGCCCTGCGCCCACTCTGACATCCCACAGATACATCGGGTTCGAGAGGGGGTACACGGCCAGCCTGAACGATGCCACCTCCCTCACCCTGAACTCCAGCCCCCACCTGCAGGGGCCTATAAACAAGTTCAAATACACCCCTCCAGGATATGGATCCTGGGAGGGAGGGGGTCTGACCACGGGCTGGGTGGGGGATGTGGATCTCTCCTCTGCAGCAACAGATGGGTGGGGGCTCCTTCAGTCGGCATCCGACTCGGCGCTGTCTTCCGTGATCAATATCGGCACGGCACCCGGGTCGGTATCGGCTGCAGCTCGGGTCTCCGTCCAGCAGGATGCCCCCCAGGCCGGCTTCTGGATCGGACCAGGGATCGGGTTCCATGATGTACTTGCTGTAAGGACTACGGCCTGCGTGTCCATGAACGGCCTACGGCACCTGGCAATCTTGTCAGGATCCGACCACACCGATCCGGATTCATGGGTCATGGGTCCGAGGGCAACCTGTTCGTTCGGGGCCTCATCCATCGAGATCCCCGCAGGAAGTCTCCCCAGCTTCTTCTCTGGCGGCGCAGTCCAGATCCTCAAGGGGGTACAGGCGGGGGTCTACAACGTTTCGTCTGTGGAGGAACTCTCGGACGGCTCCCACATCCTCAACCTGGACGGAGCCCTCCCCGTGGATCCGGGTCTCTGGGGTGCTGGTTCCGGAGATGTCATCTTCGACTTCAACTGGAATCAGCCGTTCACATGGATCATCTCCGGCGGCTCAAACGGGGGCATGTCCGTCACTTACAGTGGAGACCTGGTGGGGTCTCTGGAACATTCCGGATCAATCCCCCATGCCTCGGCCCTTCCGCCCGGGGTGTTGGATCTCCATTCATCCGGGCAGGTCTTCTGGGGTCATCCGTTCGGGGGCTGCAAGTCCGAGTGGGACTTCTTCCGCTACACCTATGCACCCGACTCGTCTACCTCCCACTCTGCGGGACACCTGGTCACGGCCGAGATGTCCGACCTCCCGGAGGAGCGCGGGGAATGGGTGCGTGCAGGTCACTTTGGGACATCGGACATTGTGGGCGACGGGACGGTGAGGATGCGGTCTGAAGCCGGCACCCTCGGGGAATCCACCTCAGGCTACTACAGGATCGACACCCTGGTGCCCGAAGGGGCCTCCGTAGACTTCGAGGCTGACTTCTCCGTTGACGACGGGTTCTCCGGATGGGGCGATGCGGGGTTCTCCATGGCGGGTCCTGTGCGGGAAGTGCGGGTGTCCACCCTCTCCTTCGCCGAGTGGCCCGACGGATCCCTCCGCCTCTTGTCCATGCCGTCCTCCACGCTGGCGGGCGATGCGGATCCGTCCTCCAGGGGTTGGGCGGTGTCAGGTTTGGTTTCCACAACCGCCGAGGGCAGGCAACTCCGGTTGAAGGCATCCGGCGAGGGATCGCTGCTGAGCTCCCTCAAGTTGGAGCACCCGTACTTGGACGGTGTATCTAGGGTCCTGGAGGTTCGGATGGCCGTGGTCGGCCACAATGCCGGCTCCGACGGACACATCGGGCTGGCGGTCGGGATGGACGCCTCCACCCCCTCCAAATCCATAGGATTCTGCTTCCTGAAGGGTCCCGACCGGATCTTCCTTACATCGCAGGGCGGCGAGGTCGCATCGTTCCTCTTCCCCTGGGACGATGGTTCTGAGCACTTGTACCGCCTGGAGGTGGATCACACCCTCGCAGATCCCGCCGTCATCTTGAAGGTGGACGGAGTGGCACTGGGGTCAGCACCCCCGTCGAGCTTCCTGGATTCAGGATCACAGGACTCCGTGTTCGTCGCCACCTATGGGAACGGTCTGGAGGTCGAAATCTCCACCCTCTCCGCTCGGGTGTCGCCTCCTCCGCAGATTCAGCGCACCTTCGGCATCTGGAACGGTGGAGATCCGTCCTTGATTGAATCGTGGGAGGTTCCGAAGGTGGGCGGGGATGTGGTCCTCATGGACTGGACCGACTCCGTAGCATTGAGGGTCCTTGTGGATCCAGAGTGGGGGGCCTCTCTGTACAGGCCAGATTTACCTGTTCCCGAAGGAGCTTCCGAGAGTCTCCGGGCCACGCAGCGGACCAATCCGTCGAAGGCGTGGGCGTCCCTCGAGTGGTCCGACCTTCCCCCTAGTCGGTCTGCATCCTCGACGGTTTCATTCGGAGGCCTTTCCTCGTCCGCCGTGTCAACAACCCTCTGGGATCGGTTCCGGTACAGGGTCTACACCACCGAAGACGAGGGACACCTTCCGCTGCGGGGAGCCGTCCTGAACCGCTGCAACGTGATCACGAGTGGAGAGCTGGGATCCGACCTCACGGTCGAGGAGAGAATCCTCCAGGTCGTGGGCGGCGCAGCCAACTTCCGGGATGTGCATGTGAATGCCGCCCGGGTCTTCTCGGTCTGGTATGACGGTGCCTCCCTCCCCACATCCAGTTGGTCCTTCGATTCCGAAACGCAGGAAATAAAGTTGGATCAGGAGGACGCCGCCATCCTGGTGAAGTTCTCCCCCGGCACCCCGGTCACCACCACTTATCTGGCGTCTCAACCGGTCCGGGACGGTGTAACGAACCTGAACGAGGGCACACCCCCCATCCCGGCCCATCAGGTTGATGGACCCGTCACCACCCATTTCCACGGGTCGAGGTTGAATGAGTGGAGCGATACACTCAACGGCGACGAGGACTTCGTTCTAAACGACCCCTCTGGGTATGTGACCCACGCAAACAACCCCGACGCCTTGTATGCATCCATGAACTTCATGGAGATAGAGGATGAAGGGGAGCTGGGCCTCCTATCTACGCCTGACGACGGCCCCGCTCCGGGTCGTGGTGTCGCTGGGATCGAGATTTCTGGTCGTTCCATCTCTGAAAACAATGCGCCTCTTCCGAGACCCATCCACGACCAGCGCGGCGGTGCCATGGGCGGCCTCCTCCATGCCGCGGGAGGTGCGTTCTCGCACGAAACGGGGAGATTGGGAGGCGGCGCACCTCCTGCGGCCGGGGCCCTCCTCTGGCCCACCGCCCCGTCCAGACCCACCGCCCCAGCGCCCGGATCAGCGGCTACAAGGACGTTGTGGGACATCAGGCCCTCTCATCAGATTGGGGGGCCCGTCGCGGGGGAGTCCTCCTGCACCTTCATCATGGAGTACCTCGGAGGGGACGAGGGTTATTCAAGGATTGGGCCCTGGGGAGGGCTGGCCGCATTGGAAGAGAAGTCCCTCCTTTCTGGGGGAGGCGAGTTGCAGGTCGGCGGTATTGTTCTACAAGGGGGGGCGCCGTTGGCGTTCCCGTCCCGTGTAGAGGGGGTCTTGTTCCCATGAGGGGGTTGCAACGAAACCTCCGTTCTACGGTAGGTCCCCTATCCCTCCCGAATGGGAGAGAGACCCGGGAGGAGGAGGCGTTATGACGTCAGGCCGACATCTGGAGCACATAGACAAAGCGAGGCAGGCAATCAAAATGGGGGCAACACTTACACAGCAGACCACCCTCCGACCCCCAAAAGGGAGCCTCATCGTCGAGATGCGGGATTCCAAGACGGGCGAGGTACTTGAGAACTGGGCCAAGGACAACGTCATCACGAAGGATGGCGGGGTGCTTGCATCTCTACTTTTCCAGTCGAGGGGGGGTCCCGCACGAGGTCTTTCCATGCTCACTGTAGGCACTGGTGCGAGGGGATCTCTTTTGAATCCCGACGCCCCAGATGCGAGACAGAGGGCCTTGGAGGCAGAGATTGGGCGCAAGGTGTTCGCATCCGTGGTCTACAGGGATTCCGACGGAGGTGCCTCGGCGATCCCAACTAATGTGGTCGACTTCACCACAACCTTTGGCGAGGCGGAGGCCGTAGGTCCCCTCAACGAAATGGGGCTTGTGTCACCGCTGTCGGACAACCCGAATGTGAAGACTCCCGTGGAGGCTGTATTCCCAGAATACGATGGCACTGTCGATGTGTCAGCTCATGACATCCTCATCAACTACCTTACGTTTCCTGTGATGTCGAAGCCTTCGACAGCGATTCTGACCATCACATGGCGTCTAACGTTTTGAGGAGCTTCTGAATGGCGATGAAGACATACGATGGGACGACGGTATCCAGGGATCTGCCATCTGGCGGTAGATCCTTCGATCAGGTCGTCTACCAGTCCGGCAAGCCGATCCTCGACAGTGAGCTCAACCATGCTCAGGATCTTCTCGCCCGAATGGAGCGTCTTTTACGCGCTCAGGGGCATCCTTCCGGCATCCTTCGGGGACAGACCCGGATCGACCCCTATCAGGACTATGGGTTCTCTACACCGGGTGATGCCTGGTGGTCATCCGACTCCTTCTGGGTACGCCGCATGGTCGCATCGGTGGCGGGACGCCCCGTGGTGGTTGAGTTCACGAACAATGATGCGGAGAGGACTCCCAACGACGGTCGTATGCCGTGGGCACATGGACCCAACAAGGTGGTCCTGGATTCCGCTCCCTTTAGTACGGGGACCGCTCCCGATGTGAAGAGGTCAGACTTCGTATTCCTCGAAGTCTGGACGGCGATGGTTGCCCCCAGCCCCCACGCTCGAGGGACCATCCAGGTCATCGCAGACAACTCGGGCACCCCGCTCCTCTTGGATGGGGATGCAGTTTCCGTCACTGACGCGGGCGGCGCATCCATCCTTACGGCGAGGACATCGCCAAACCCTGCCGACCCTGCCGAGTTCGGGTTGGGGGAAACAGTCAACGAGACCGCCCTGAACCTGGCGGCCGCCATCGACCTCCTTGGTGGATTTCACGCAAACAGCTCGTCCGACAACGTCCACCTCAGGTGCGAAGCTGCGGGTGCTGTGGGCAACACCGCCTTCATGGACTTTGTGACGGCGGACGGAGGTGCCCTTGTACTCAACAACGGGACCCCTGCCCCCGCCAACCTTTCGGGCGGCGAGGACAGGCCCAATAAGCCCGACCAGGGTCATGTCTACAGACACGGGAACACGCTGTCATCCACCGCCGTGTCGGCTGCGGATGACCTCATGGATCAGTCAGTGGGGACGGAGTCGGCCCAACGGGTCCAGCTCCAGTATCGGATCAGGCACACGGGGACTGCTGAAGGCGTAAACCACAAGACGCAACCCGACGGGTTCAGTTGCCCGCAGGTGTGGGCGAGGGGGTCGAAGGCGACTCCTGTGGGCGAGTATCAGTTCGTTCCCGCTGACAAGACCACAGTGAGTGGATCTGGCAAGTCTGATGCCACGGCATATGAAGCCCATGATTCAGGACTCTGGATCGCGGGCGATGGGAGTGCGGCATCAGCCGCCGCACTGGGGACGGTGGACGGTTTCGTCTACGCCATCCCCCTCTGCTTTGTGTTCAGGCGCAACAACGCATACGTGAACGGTGAGGGTGTTGCGGGAGCAGGACAGGGGTTCCATCCCGGCCACAACACCAACGGCGCACCCCCTTCGGATCACCCGGGATACCCATCGAACACCCTCATGGGGCCCATCCCCGCCAGTCATTCGGACAGACCTGACGGAGGGTTCTGCGACGTCGTCGAGAAGAAAGACGTCTTGGACCTCCGCAAGCATGTCCTCCCTACTGGGGCCGATGTTGGCGCCGAGCTCCGGTTCCAGATCCAGTCGCTCATGGACGGCAACTTCTTCACCTGGGCCATCGACGGGGCTAGCAAGCAGACCCTCGGGAACGGATCTGGGGATGCCGGGACCAGGTTCCTCGTCTGCAACGAAATCGGGCGGGACGGCGGCCACGGCGGCCACGGACCAGCGGGAGGGGACACGAAGCACGGTGTCCTGATCCGCAACTTCGACCATATGGCCCGACGCTTCGCCGACCAACCCGTCTGCGAGAGGGTGGTGTTCGAGATCCTTCCAGGGGCCCTACACCCGGGTGTAGGCGGAGGAGGAGGCATGGATGGCCTCTATGTCGAGAAGGAGGCTGGGGCTGGGTGGTACGAGGGCGACATCATCCACATCGACCTGGATAACCTGAACGGAAGCACCCTCTCCGACTGGGATCCCACCTATGACCAGACATATGCTGGGGCGAACGGCGACATCATGAAGGTGTCGGACCTCATGCCTCCGGGGACGACCATCACTGATGTCCTTGTGTCCGAACACGACGACGGCAACTATGCCGCCGCAGTCGATCAGAGCATCCAGTTTTCAAGGGTTGTGGGACTCGGATCAAATCATCTGACCCTCGAGCTTGATGCCAATCACTCACAGGTCAATGGGGGCCAACCGGGCAACGCATTCAACATGGTGGGGGACGCTGCATCTGGGGATGTGGGGTCTCAAAGGCGCATCCTCATCGAGTTGGAGATCACATACCCCCTCGGATCTGGCATCACCGACACGCCCGATGAGGTCCTCGAACCGACATCCACAGTCGTGTACCCCTACGGGGCTCTTGTGGAGAATGACTCCTCGCAGAGGTCACCTGAGATGGAGCATCCCACCGCTCCTGTATTCCGGGAAGGATTCCGGGAGGTCCTCGTTGAGCAAGTCTCCAATGGAGGTGCCTCAGAGCAGCCCATAGGCACGGCGACGGTGGAAACCCGAATCAGTAGGGACAGGGGTTCTGTCCGTTTCCCTCGCAGGGTGTACGGATCGAGCTCGAAGCAGATCGGAATCACGGACGGTGTGGACGGTACTCCCCGCACCGTACGCCACTTCGATGTGGGCGGGCTTCCAGGCTCCGATTACGGATCAAGCTCCCGGCTCATGCATATCGAAACCCAAGGCGGCCCCACGGAGCTCAGCGGTACTGGCCAAACATTGTGCAACATCACCTACTATGCACAGGACCCCGTCCCGAACCACGGGCAGAACGGTGGCGGCTACCAGGTGAGCATCTATTTCCGTTCCAACGCCCCACAGACCTGCGGGACCAAGGAGTCCGACGTCCACGACACAAGCGGTGCGGGCCCTGTGCCCGCCGAGCTCGAGGTGGAAATCCTCGCAACCTCGGAGGAGATCTGGAGCGGCCAGGTGGGGATGGGCTCCCTCGAGCTGGGCTTCCCATACACGGCGCCCCTCGACCAGATTCCAGTCCTGGACTCTCCCTTGGACCCCGACGCCTTCCCCGGTGAGTGGTACTTCTGCGCCAGCGCCATGGTGTCGGTGGATGACTTCGATGCCAACACAGGTCTCATGGCCCTGCATCCGTTCATGCCCGCCGACGGAACGGGAACGCTGAAACTCGGCGGTCGCTCACTGGAGCCCAACGACTGGGCGAAGTATCCGAGGAAGGACAACGAGTTCCGCGTCCTCTACCCGTTCGTCAACGAGAACGGCTACCGTCCCACAGCTCTCGCACAGAACAGCTCCGGGGTGGTTCGGCACAAGGTCATGTACCCCATCCTGGGGAGGTCGCTTCAAGATTCCCGTCTGTTTAGACGAGGCGAGGTACTACTCGTTGTCCTGTCCCGGTTCGCCGAGCTCGACGACGACAATACGGTTCGCTTCACGGACGGAGAGAACACAACATGCGCCGCCGTCTACAGAACCAAGGGCTGCCTGATGACGGTGGGGGACTGACATGCCTAGAAAAACCAATCCAGCATTGATCACTGTGGGTAGGGGCCTCGCTGGCCCCGACAGCATCGAGGCGAACGCCATCATCCCGGCAGCGTCTGGTCATGAGCCCGCGTACTCGGACGGAGGTGGGGGTGGCCTCTATGCCCTCGAACTCCACATCAAGGATGAGCACAACGCACACCCCGCACATGCTGTATCCATCGACTCGGTGCCTGACATCTATGATGCAGCGCACGTGGAGGGCGTCCTTGACGAGCTGTCGGCCCTCGTGCCGCCGAGACCCCCGACCGTTGGGGCGTTGCTTTCATACACAGCTCTCGACTGCCGACCCGACTGGGGCATCCTGAAGCTGGACGATTCTTCGTATTTCCACCGCGACGCGGCGCTTCCAGAGGGATGGGGGTTGGGGATCACCGAGAAGGGATCCGAGCTCTACCCCTACTACCACACAGCTCCCGACCCGACGCAGGACTTCGCCACGCCAGGTGAGGATCCCTCCGACCCTGTGTTCAACGTGTTCAATGCAGACTACAGGGGTGGTGGGCGCGGAGAAGCACATGCGGGGGCCTTCACAAGGTCGGACTTCGCTAATGCAGCGCACGATCTGGTCGCAACCCACATGATCATCCCATCGAAGCAGGTCGGAGAGTCTCCGAGCCTCGGCAGACCTGTGGTGGTTTCTGGCGTGGTCTATCCCGCCGACAGGGGCACGATGGCGTTGCTCCGTGGTGCCCCCTCAACGGGCTTCACAGGCGTGGCCGCCCTCGACAGGGTGGTGTGTGCCATCAACCTCGGCGAGGGCATCCTCGACCACTGTGACGGCGATCCCGGCGGCATCTTCTGGCTCGGCACCCCAGGCGGGGAGTTTGCACCGCACTCATATGACCCCTTCTCCTATCCAGGCAGGGCTACTGGACAGTACAACCTTGAGGAGATTCATACGGGCGTCAGCGTCATTGTCGCTGACGGAAACCTCCCATCTCCGTTCTTCGACATGGATGCGGACGGCGCCCAGGGCTGGCCGCACGGTGGTCAGGTCCGTCTCGGATCGGATGCCAATGCGGGGGTCCCGGTCATCGCTGAAGGCATCCCCATTCTGGGTGGCACCACCGCCGCTCGAGCGGGCGGCCACGATCAGAACTTCTTTGGGTACAGACTTCCTGTCCTCGAGAACTACAAGGATCTCAAGTGGGCTCCAATCTCAACGCGTGAACGATACTTTGGTAAGCCCACCATCAGTCAATCTCCGTCTGCGGATCTTGATTCAGCGGGCAACTACCCTCCTGGCGGCAAGGATTGGTGGACCCACCAGATCGGTCGTTACAGGCACCAGTTCCACCTCCCTAATGATGTTCTCCCTGAAGGCGACCCGAGGGACTGCGGATCCTATGTCCTCGTCCACTTCAAGAAGGAGCAATACTTCGAGGAGGCCGTCCGGGACGGTGTGTGGCCGTCCGACGACAGGGTCTACAGCATGAATCTCATGGACTGGACCGACCCAGAATCCGTGGCGAACATCGTTTCCGTGGATCTCACTGGTGGGATCCTCCCCCGGCACTCATACCATGTGATCCGGTCAGGGGTCTTCGAGGATCCCAAGTGCGGCGGCGTGTTCAGTTGCTCCCCCATCGCCAACATTATCGTGACGGTGGACGGCACCTTCGTCCTCACATGGCCCACACCTGGCGACTTACTCCCAGGCGGCACCTACAGGTTCGACCTCAGCTCCGATTCAGTGGACGCCCATCCCTTCCACCTTTCCACGACGGGCGACGGCGTTCACAACAGCGGCTCCATCTATGGGACGGGGGTCAAGTACTTCGCCGATGGGGTTGAAGTGGATCAGACCGTTTGGCTCGCTGGATTCTCCGGATTCTCCGAGCGCGTGTTGGAGCTCACGGTCGATGCTGCGGCATATTTCGAGACGGGCGGGACCCTCCATTACTTCTGTCACACCCACCCTAATATGGGGGACGCCCTCGCCGTCAGCTCCGGCCTTGCTACCTGGAGCGTGCAGGCCCACAGCATGTCGGGCACCTGCGATTTCCAGAATGACCCCGCAGGCCTCCATGCCTGCAGCGGTGTTACATACTTCAGGCCCCTTGGTCTTGGGGGTGCGATGTCCTGGCAGATCGAGGATCTCGACATCTCGTGGAGGGGCGCCAACACCGTGGATCCCGGATATGCGGGCGTGTTCGAGCACTCCTACCGGACGCATGAGTCGTTCTGGGCCAGCCCAGAGATTGGGCCGTCCCATTTGGCGATGGCGGCGCTCGGTTTGGACGGCGTTGCAACACCTGATTCACTCATGGGGAACATGGATCCCGTGTTCCTGTCATTCTCTGCCTTTACGCCTGATAGCGGAATCATCCCGGACACCGCCCTTTTCACCGCTGTCATTGGGATGGGGCTATCCACCCTTGGTGATGCGCGTAGGGAAAGGTTGGGCTTCTCCGCCGCCGACCTCATTAGGAATGAGGCGAACGCTCCCGTGCCCATCCCAGACAACCTGGCGAGGATCACATGGGATTCGGCCACGGCCAGCACACATGCGATGCACCTCACGGGAGACCAGCTTCCGAAGTTCTCGGGCGATGCCATCGTCCGGGCCTTTGTCCGCAAGCCCCTGTGGCACCAGTCTCCCCTGATCCCCTACATCGACTACTTCGAGTCATGGGAGGTCACCCTCTCAAGTGGCGGCTTCCTCGGCAGTCTACTCTGGTTCGGATCCGGCTCCGGTGGTGCTTTCGAGGAGGCTTATGGGAACAACCAGAACGCCTCCACACAGAGCGATGTGAAGGACTCGGAGGAGAGATTCCTCGACGAATCCTACCGGTCAGCCCCCCTCGACCTGTGGGGTCTTGATGCTGAGACTACAGACACACTCAAGGGGCCTGGTCTACCGTACGGGGTGCTTGACTGCTCCTCTTATGTGAAGGTGCGCGAGCCCTTCGGCGATGCTGCCCACTGGTATGCACAATCCAACAACTCGGCGATGTTCCTTGATGGAGTTGGTGGCGATGCCACCCCTCAGGCGCAGGTAGCTGGGTGGCCGGATCGCAACCCGTCCATTCTCGAGGGAGTCTACTCTCCATCGCTGTGTACCGGCGTCCTCGTCTACCCGCAGGAGGACTACAACACCGGATACCTTCCAGCTTCGGGGCAACTCGTCTGGAACCAGCCCGACTACTCGACGCTTTCCGGGGACAGGGAGTACATCCGCTTGTTCCACATCCCCGCCGGCGAGGGGCAACCCTTCGTTCGGATCCAGCTCGTGGGGCTGACCCTTGAAGATTTCGTATGGGATCCGGGGAACTCGCGGGGGATCCAGCTCTACGTCAAGGTGCCTGGACAGACGACCTGGATGAACATCGGACGGCCAGACGGCGACGGCCCCTCGAAGCAGGATGCTTTTTCAGATGGGGCAGGGTGCGTAGTGGTTGGGCCTGATACTCGGAACGGTATGATCCCGAGTATGAAGATCGTGCGGTCACAGGTCCAGGTCAACCTGGGGCCCGCAGCCAATCTCTTCCTTTCCGCAGAGGGCAAGACCCCTCTGCTGTTCAAGGCGGTGCTACAGGACAATGTGGCGGGCAGGGCACTCAACCTGGAGCAGGGCGGACCCACTGGATCGCCAGCAAATCTACGGGGGTTGGCGGCGATGCGGATGCTAGGGGGCAGAGGACCCGGGGATGGTTCTGTGGGCATCCTTGAAGGACATGATCTCTGGGGTGGTCCCTGGGATGGGATTCTCCCAACGGACGAGGGCTGATCTGCGGTTCGCCCCCTATAGGGGGCCAACGACAGGAACATGGAGTGAACACACATGGCGATGGGAAACGACGAACTACTGGCGAGGCTTCGTAAACTCCTTGAGGAGACTACGGATACGTCCTCCACGCGAAGCGCGTGGCAGGAACTTCTCGACCAGAGGGATTCCGTTCCGGCGAGGTCCATAAGGGCGGCCGAGGCGGTAAAGGGACTCGTTGGATCTTGGGCCGCGTCGTGGACGTCGGACAATGCCATCGCACCTACGGACAGCCTTTCCCCGGCACCCCGTGTCGGTTTTGAGAACAAGGTCGGGCGCATTGGGTCGCCCGAGATCGATTTCGTCCCCTACAACTGGAACACCGGAGCGGTGGGCGGCGACATGTCACCCTCGTTTGTCGGCCACCCCGTGTCGTGGGAGTGCGTGGGAGCCCATACATCCTCGTTGACTAACTTCCAGTGGGTTTATGACGGTGCGAACACCCTCACGATGGAGGTCACGAATCCGTCATACACAGGGGGGGTGCAGGACTTCCAGTTGGTGTCAGATTGGTATGACACCAGCGAAGGTGCCCCCTCGATTCCTCTCTTTGTCAGGATCACCGTCCCCGGATCCGAGGCTGGCATCCCACTTGTCCACCCTCATGGGGTTGCAGGATACAGGGAGCTTGAGTCCAGGTCTGGTACTGGTCGCTACGAGTTGTTCCGAATCGACCGGATCGATGGGGACTCGATCACTCTCGTCGGTAACAAGAAGCTCTCCGACTACTTTGAATCAGACGACGGGGTGGGCGGGCGCATCCCCTCCATCACCATCATCAAGCCATTCGTATCCCGTCTTGCCCCCATCCCCGACTCCGTTGACTCTGGGGCCGGCATCGGCACCGAGAGGGTGTGGGCAGTGGTCCCCCCCGAGAGGTCGGCCAGGCAGCATGTTGGCGCTGGTCCTGGATGGTGGGGTCTAGGTGTTTGGGACGGCAACCTGACGGATATTCAGGGCGGTCTCGCTACACCCATTCCGAAACCCCTCCCCCTCGACACCGTTGCTCACCCTGAACGGTCGGATGGGGTGGCAGACCTTCGCCTTGATGACCATTTCGTCGACTTCGGCGATTGTCCTCTTGGGAGGTTCCGGGTCGGGTTCAAGCGGGTCGCCAATGATTCTGGAACCCTCACCGATTCTTCGGATGAGGTTGGGAGGATCATCCGGATCTTCGAGGCCAGCACCGACGCTGGTGTGGAGATGGAACGCACCGATCTCCGTAGGGTTGTCGGGTGGTTCGAGATCATGGCGTTCGGCCAGGTTGCGGATCCAGACGCGAACCAGTGGTCCTGGTACGAGCTCCGCGGTCACGCCGTTACTTCATGGGCGAACCTCGGCATGTTCGAGACGGGGGATGATTCATGGACACCCTCCAACGATAGGGAAATCCAGGCAACTGCAGGCTGCGACTCCAGCTCCTTTGTGCGCCTCTCCGCCACCGTCCACAAACCTGTCTCATCCCTCTTTGCGGATCGGACGGCAGACATTGACACCATCGAGTCGGCCAGACTGACGGGACTCATCGACCCCAAGACGGTCGGGCGCACGGTGAAGACGCATGGAATCACGGGTGTGGGGGCAGGAGCCACACCGGCCCGTGCCGACCGTGCCATCTTTGATACGCGTACCGGCGTCGATCCCGGCAACCTGCTCGATCTCGGCTTCCGCATGGTCCTGTACCCCGCGAAGCAGGGCAACTACGGCCCCGTACCGGACTGGGACCACCCCCTCCACTCGAGGGAGGCCGTCCTTGATTCGACGAAGCTCGACGAGCTCCAGTACATCGAGGTCGATTATGACTCCGGCCTGGTAAGGCTCTCCCATGCACCGAACCCCTCGGCGGGGCGGTGTGATGTAGACCCCAACAATGTAGGGATCCATCTGTGGGCCGCCTACGTCCCCTACTCCATGGAGGGGGGCCAGGGATCCACCGGAATCCGTCTGACGGGAGGCGACCTCCTATCGGCGAACCTCGGCGTACCGGATCCCCTTCAGCACGACATCATCGGTGAACGGACCCCCATGCCCCTCGCGGGTGATTCGACCATCGACCTTACTGATCCCTGGTACTCGGCCACCCGCATGATCAAAGTCCCTCTGCGGGGTGTAGGGATCGACCCCGGTGTCCCGGCCACGGGGTATTTGATGGTCGTGGATCAGGCATCGGGCCTTCCATACCACGATGTACACAGGGGCCCTGGTGTCGAACCAGTAAGTCTGCTGCCCTTCCCTTCAGAGATTCACTACAGGACTCTCTTCAAAGCGGCCGATCATATTTGGTTTGCGGGCATCACGTGGGATCCCAGCTACGGAACCTCACTGACCTTCCCTGAAGGTGCCGCCCTTGTTCCAAGGATGCGCCCAGAGACATCCCACAGGTGGGACACCACCTTCGGTGACTCCGCCCGCGCAGACACCCTTCGGTTCAAGTACGCCACGCTCGACTACAATGCGGATGGTTCCGTCACGGTCCTGCCGACCGCCGTCGCAGGGCCAGCTGAGGAACTCCGGGCATACTTCCCCCT